ATGCCGACCCGGAGGCCATGTTCCGCGGCGAGATCGGCAAGCTGGGGAACATCCGCTTCATCGAGACCAGCGAGGCCAAGATCTGGAAGGACGCCACCTGCCCGGCCGGTCTGGCCGTGTTCGGCACGCTGGTGCTGGGTGCCCACGCCTATGGCGTCACCGAGCTGGAAGGCGGCGGTCTGGAGCACATCGTCAAGCAGCTGGGCTATGGCGACGACCCGCTGAACCAGCGCGCTTCCGTGGGCTGGAAGGGAATGCGCGCCGCCGAGCGTCTGGTGGAGCAGTACATGATCCGCATCGAGAGCGTGTCCAGCTACTCGGCCAATGCGGCGGCGAACTGACCCTCTTCTTTGGCGGGCTGGTTCTGGCCCTGCAGGACGAGAAAAACGCAAGACACAAAAACAGGCGGGCCCTGCGGACGGAGGGCAGAAAGGAGTTTCTATGAGCGAGAAAAAGGCAGTGCGCATCAAGCTGTTCAAGGACAACAGCCGCTATAAGGAGGACCTGTTCGTCAGCGTCAACGGCGTGAACTACAAGATCCGCCGGGGCGTGGAGGTGGAGGTCCCGCCCGAAGTAGCGGAGGTGCTGGAACACAGCCAGATGCAGGACGAGCGGACGGCTGCCCGCATCGCGGCAGCCGAAAACGCGGCCCAGTGACCTGAGAAAACAGCGGCCCGGCCGGGAACATCGCCCCGCCGGGCTTTTTTCAAAAACGAAAGGAGTTTTGCAATGACGGTAGAACAGGCATTGGCGCGCGCACGGGAGCTGCGGCCGGGGTGCAAGATCTCGGACGAGACCTGCCGCCGCTGGCTCTGCGAAGAAGATGCGCTGCTGCGCCAGCAGCTGTTTGAGAAGAGCGGGGCCGACGAATACGCCGCCGCAGGGGCCGACCTCGCGTGGAGCGGGGAGGCGCTGCCCGACGACACGGTGCTGCTGGTGCCGGTGCCCTTTGATGCGCTGTATCCGCACGTTCTGTGCGCCCGCATCGATGCGGCTCTGGGCGAGACCGACCGCTATGCCGGGGAGCAGGCTCGGTGCAGCGGCCTGCTGAGCGAACTGGCTGTCTGGCTGCGGCAGAAGCACCCGCCCCGCTGCCGGGCGCAGTGGCGCTGGTGAGGAGGTGGACGCGATGAGCGGAACGAGCCGTGCGGCGGCAGCGACCAGCCGCACCCTGCTGCGGGCCTTTGGCGGCCTGAACGAGACGTACAGCTGCACCGAGGCCGAGGCGGGCAGCAGCAAAAATTTCAGTAGCCGGGACTTCCCGGCGCTGAGCACCCGCATCCCCCGCCGCAGGCTGCGGAGCGTCGTGCAGATGAACGGCATCTACCACCTGAACGGCCTGCTGGTGGCGGCGGGGAAGAACCTCATCTACAACTCGGATGAGACCCCGCAGGAGGCCGAGTTTTTCTGGAATGCGGTGGCGGACAGCAAAAAGAAGATGGTGGGCATGGGCACCAGGGTCATCATCTTCCCGGATAAAATCGCCTTTGACACGCGGGACCGTTCGGTGACGAAGCTCGGCGCCGTGTGGGACAGCGGCGGTGCCGATGTGGTGCTGACCCCCTGCGATGCGTCCGGCAAGACCTATACCGTTTCCGGCAAGGGCACAAAGGAGCCGGAAAATCCGGCGGACGGGCAGCTGTTCCTCAAGGTGAACAACATCCAGAAGCCGTACAGCAGCGAAAGCGTGCTGGAAGTCTACAACGAGGCTTCGGGCAACTGGTCGGCCATCGAGCTGAAGTGGTGCCGGATCGAGGCGGGCGGCATCGGGAAAGACTTTGCCGTCTGGGATACCGTGACGGTGAGCGGCGTGGAGGACGGCGATGACCTGCACTGGAAGGAGCTGAAAGGAGACCGCATCGTCACGGCGCGCGGCGACGACTGGGTGCAGGTGCAGGCCGAGCCGGGCGGTGATTATTTTTACGGGACCCTGACCAAGGGCCGGGAGATGCTCCGCTGGACCGGCATCGACGGCAAAGGCGCGACGATGGAAGGAAACACCGATGCCTTCCGGCTGGAACGCCGGGTGCCGGACCTGGACTATCTGACCGAGTGCGACAACCGGCTGTGGGGCTGCGCGCAGAATGAGAACGTCATCTACGGCTGCAAGCTGGGCGACCCCACCAACTGGTTCTCCTACCGCGGCATCGCGGAGGACAGCTATGCGGTCACGGTGGGCAGCGACGGGCCGTTTACCGGCGCGGCCACCTGCCTGGGGTCGGTGCTGTTCTTCAAGGAGAACGCTCTGCACAAGCTCTACGGCTCCAAGCCGTCGGATTTCCAGCTCAGTTCCCTGCGCTGCCGTGGGGTGGCCCGGAACGCAGCCAGCAGCCTCTGCGTGCTGAACGAGACACTTTACTATCTCTCGCCGGACGGTGTGATGGCCTGGGATGGGAGCATCCCCACCAAGGTGTCCGAAAAACTGAACACGGCCCGGCTCTCCAACGTGCAGACGGCGGTGGGCGGTGCGCTGGATGGCCGCTATTATCTCTATCTGGCGCGGGACAGCGGCCGGGAAGGAGACGCGCTCGAAGAGCGGCTCCTCGTCTACGACACCGAGCGGGGACTCTGGCAGGAGGAAGACGGCTGCTCCTACGCCATGGCCAGCACCGGCGGGCAGCTCTACCTCTGGGATGGGCACGACATCTGGGCCGCCGACCCCAGCCGTGAACGGGACTGGAAGACCACCGAGGGCGTGGAGGAAACGGTGGACTTTGAACTCATTACGGGTGCGTTCGGGATGGACGAGGCCGAGGACCGGTATCTCTCCCGGCTGACGCTCCAGATGGATGCCGTATGTGCCAGCACCGTGGAGCTGGCGATCTGCTACGACGACGGCCCCTGGGAGAAGCTGGCAGAATGGGCCGTGGCCGGGAAACAGAAGCGGTTCGACCTGCACCTTGCGCCCCGCCGCTGCGGTATGTTCCGGCTGCGGCTGACCGGCAAAGGGCAGATCACCCTGCGCAGTCTGGCGCGCACCCTTGCGACGGCGCGGGGCAGACTTATGGAACAGGAGG